GGTACAATAATAACTACTAGCTTGTACGAAAATATAGGTAGTAGATTTAAAAGTGATGTTGTAGGAGAATACTATGATGACACTAAACAAGACCTCACTTTTTATTTTGAGGCATATAATAAACATTGGAACTAATGGTAAGATTATTTGATATACAGAATGGAAATGTTACACCTAGTGAACATTGCTATACATTAAAGTTTCTTAAAGACTTAATGGTCTCTCATCCTACAGAGTATTTAAACATATATACATATTTGTTTTATATGACTTGTCCTAACCCAGATCTAAATCCTTTCTTTCATTTTCCAGAGAGTGAGAAAGAAGAAGTGATATTAGAAGAGGTAAATGGGGATTTTTCTCCAGAAGATGATGAGGTGGTACATGCTTTAAGTAGATGTAAACAAATGTATGAGACAGAAACATCAAGAGCTTATTATGGAATTAAAACTGCCTTAGATAATCTAGGAAAGGTGTTAGCTACAGAAACTCCCACATTTGGTAGAGACGGATCAGCTGTAGGCATTCTTAGAATAGCTGAGAAGTTTGATTCTGTAAGACAATCTTATAAAGGAATCTATAAAGACTTAATGGATGAACAACAGTCTTCTGTAAGAGGAGGACAAGACTTAGCATATGACCAATAGTGATATTTATGCTGTACTATGTTTTATAGTGGCAGTAGTATGTATAAGAAAAATTATAAAATTTAAAATGTAGGATGGTGAAACGCTATTGAGGCTAGGTAGACACACCCACTCGTCTCGTGGGCACAGATCATGAAATAGAAAAGTAGTATGGGGTTGACCACCAGCTTGCAAGCATTATGCTACTTTTTGAATCACTGTGTGAAGGTTCGAGTCCTTCTCCTACAGCTAAAACAAATAAATTATGAAACCAGAAGTTTACACAGATCTAGAAATTAAAGAGTTTGCCGCTATTGGTGAAGACTTAATACCAGAATCAAGTTATATGTCTGATTGGGTATTTCATTACAATCCATATAATAAGTTATGGAATGCTATTCCAAGAAATGTTTATAATGAGTATTGGAGTAATAGCCAGCATCATGCTGTATTAAAAAGCAAACATTTAAACACCTTATTAGACATGCTTCACCGTACAAAAGGTGATGTAGGAATGATAGAAGATCTTACACGTGGAGAAATTAGATAATATATATTTAGAAATACCAACCTATAAGGATGGATCTTGGGATACCACCGTGTTTTATTCACGTGAGGAATTCCGAGACTATCTTTTATCTTTATTTAAAGAACCAGGACAGTATGAGTTTGATGAAACATCTTTTATATTTAATGCTGAGGGACGTAAGTTTCAGAAGCAAGGATACTATTGTGCATCTCCTATAAGAAGTAAAGATTTTATTAAATACTGGGATGATCAAAAGAATAAATGTAGAAAAGGTATTATAGTAAATAGTGGTGATAAAAGTTGGTTTATTTCTAGAGATTATTATATGTGGTTAAACTTTTTACCTATTTATGATAAGGAAGAAAAGAGATTTGACTTTGCTAAGGTGAGAGATGCTCAGTATCATTTAGCTTTATATGAACATTTAGCAGAATTACATTGGAAGCACGCTATTGTTTTAAAGAAACGTCAGATAGCATCTTCTTATTTTCATATGGCTAAGTTAATTAACCAATGGGTATTTGAAGAAGGAGCTGTACTTAAAATAGGTGCAAGTCTTAAAGATTATATCAATGAAAAAGGTTCTTGGAAATTCTTAACAGAATATCGTAACTTTTTAAATGAACACACAGCATGGTATAGACCAGCTGAACCAGATAAGGTGGGAGCATGGAACCAACAGATTAAAGTGAGAATAGCAAATAGAGATACGTATAGAGGATTAAAGTCTTCTATCAATTTATATTCATTTGAGAAAGATCCTACACATGGTGTCGGTGGTCCTGTAACTTATTTCTTTCACGAGGAGGCAGGTATTGCTCCAAAAATGAATGACACATATGGTTATATGAAGCCAGCCCTTAAGTCTGGTCATATGATTACAGGTCAGTTTATTGCTGCAGGATCAGTGGGAGACCTTGATCAATGTGAACCTTTAAAACTTTATATAGATAAACCTGAGGAGAATGGATTCTATGGGGTCAAATCTGACCTTATAGACAGTAAGGGGACAATTGGAGTAACTGGCTTGTTTATTCCTGAACAGTGGTCTATGCCCCCTTATATTGACAAATATGGTAACTCTTTAGTCACTGAGGCTTTACAAGCTTTAGAAGAAGAGTTTGTAAAACTTAAGAAAGATCTTGAACCGGCAGCTTATCAACTAGAAATCTCTCAGCATCCTCGTAATATAGAAGAAGCTTTTGCAACTAGAAAGCTATCTGTATTTGCTCCACATTTGATTGCTAAACAACAACAACGTATTCAGGATAAACAATATCCTGTAGAATATCTTGAACTATCTAGAGATTCTGATGGAAAGATTATAGATAGACCATCTAGAAAGATACCAATTACAGAATGGCCTATGTCTAAAAAGACAGAAGATAAAGAGGGAGTGTTATGTATTTACGAAAGACCTCATAAAGATCCAAGCTTTGGTATGTACTATGGGTCAGTTGATCCAGTGAGTGAGGGTAAGACAACTACATCTGACTCACTATGTGCTATTTACATTTATAAGAATCCTGTAGAAGTTATAAAAGATGATGGAAACGGTAAGGTGAGTAACACAATTGAGAGAGATAAAATAGTAGCTAGCTGGTGTGGACGTTTTGATGACATCAATAAAACCCATGAAAGACTAGAATTATTAATAGAATGGTATAATGCCTGGACTATTGTGGAGAATAACGTAGCTTTGTTCATACAGTATATGATCTCTAAAAAGAAACAAAGATATCTAGTTCCTAAAGACATGATCTTATTTTTAAAAGATATAGGAGCTAATCGTAATGTATTCCAAGAATATGGATGGAAGAATGTAGGTACATTATTCAAAGGAACCGTACTTTCTTATGCTATTGAGTTCCTAAAAGAGGAGCTTGATCAAGAAACTACAGCTGATGGAACTATTGTAAAGACTATTTATGGAGTGGAAAGAATACCTGATCCAATGCTTTTAAAAGAGATGCAAGCTTACCAAGATGGTGTGAACGTGGATAGACTTGTAGCTTTTTCAGCTCTAATAGCCTTTGCAAAGGTACAACAATCTAACCGTGGACTGGCTAAACGTGTAGAAGTTACAAATGAAAATTTGGTTAACTCGCAAAAATTTAGTAAATTAAATTGGAGTCCATTCAGACATATGGGCACTAGTAAAAGAGGTCCTGGAAACAATCAACCTTCTAGAAATCCCTTTAAAAATATCAGATAATATGAATTTATTTTCTAATTCTATAAGCACCTACTATAGTACTACTACTGGTGGTGTTGTTTATTATACCTACATAACTAATTAAGAATCATGCAGATATATAACGCAATGGATCTCAAAGCTGGTAAAAAAGCTGATTATAATAAGATGGGTACGTTAACCCAACCTATTCAGTTTCTGGCTGAAAAGGAGAAGGATGAGGAGTGGAGAGCATGGAATCTAGATTGGCTAGAGTTTCAGGGGATGAAGCAATTGAGACGCAATGCTCGTAGATTAATGAAGAATTACAAGCTTGCTAAGGGTATTATTGACAAAGCTGATTATATTGTAGAAGAAGATAATGAGATGGCTGATCTTATAGATACATTAACTAAAGAAGATGAATCAGCTTTAGAACTTAAATTCTATCCTATTATTCCTAACGTAATCAATGTACTTACTAATGAATTTAGTAAACGTACCTCTAAGATTATGTTTAGAGCTATTGATGACATTTCTTATAATGAGATGTTAGAAGAGAAAAGAGCTATGGTTGAGGAGTATTTGTTACAACAAGCTCAACAAAAGGTTTTAATTCAAATGATTAACCAAGGACTTGATCCTGAATCTGAGGAAGCTCAACAAATGCTTAATCCTGAACAATTAAAAACTCTTCCAGAAATTGAGGGGTATTTTAAAAAGGACTATAGATCTATGATTGAAGAGTGGGCTACCCATCAAATGAAGGTGGACACTGAGAAGTTTGGTTTACAAGAATTAGAAGAGCGTGCTTTTAGAGACATGCTTATTACAGATAGAGAGTT